CGTAGGACCAGTTGCTGCCTTGCCTGTTGGTCCAGTTGCCGTTTTACCTGTTGGTCCAGTTGGTGCAACAGGGCCTGTTGGTCCAGTGGCTGCTTTGCCTGTAGGTGCATTAATACCAGTTGGGCCAGTAGCCGTTTTAACTGGTGCACCTGTTGGTGCATTAGGACCTGTAGGTCCTTTAGGTGGTGTAAGTGTTTTAGTTGCTACAACTCTCTTACCTGCTGAATCCCACTTCTCGTCACCACGAACCCAGCCCTTAGTCTTAGGATCATAGTTAGCAGTACCAGGTACGCTAAATGGGCGCTTGATTAACTTGCCACTTTCAAAAGCAAGTCCAAGCGAAGTAGCAAGTTTTGCAATAGTTACATCTAATGCAGGTTGCCCAGGGCGACCCTTAAGATTAGTTAAAGCGGCAGCCTTATCCCTTGCAGATGTCTTAGGATTAGCAGCATACTCAATCAACTTCTTGCGTGTAGCAATTAAACTGTTAATTAGCGCTTCATCCTTCTTGCGCTGGATTAGGATGTCTAGCGCACCCTCTGGAATGCCGGTCTCCGGTACCTCTACAGAGACACCCGCATCTTTGGCCCTCGCCACGGCGGACGCTTTATCAATGGTAGCGGTTGGCGCGGCCTCATATTCGCCAGTCCAGATGCCACCTGCTCCATAGATTGGCTTTCCACGCTCTTGATTCTCGAGAACTGAGAGATCGTATAGAGATCTGACGGGATTCTCGAGCCAGAACGACTCGGCAGTGTTCCCGATAATTTGTCCCGGGGTGGCCTTAATTTCATCTGCGCCAATATTATCTCTAACTGGTGCGCCAGGTGTATTCCAGGTCATGGCGTCGGCATCCCAAGGGAGTTAGATTGGCCCGCTCTGTTAGCAGCGGCCTTGTTATATGCCCGCTTCTCTAGGTCATCCCACGACCATACAATCGGCTTGCCGCCCCGCGTAACCGCGTATCCACCTTGATTAGTTAATGTCACGCCAGTCTCGTCGGAGCTTGTAACGAATTTACCGTAGCCCCTAAGACTAGCTATATAATTTTCTGTAGTTACTCCCGCGGGGGTGTCGATATCCCTTAAGTCCGGTTGCTCAAATATTCCCCCGAGCGATTCTTGGATAGCATCCACATCCGATATCTTGTCGGCTCGCTTGTTTGGGATGCGGTAACTGTCGGCAAATGTATATAATGAATTCATCGTTGCTGCGGCTGCTTTTTCAGCCGCATCTGCCGCATCTCCACCATTCTGGTTAAAGATTGCTAGGGCTAGAGTGTATGTCCCCTCGTTTAACTGGTTATATGTTTGCGTCCCGTTCTGGAACGAGAACGTCTTTCTCGCGGCAGCCAATTCCGTAGCAACCTTATTCTTAATGGTCGTTACATTTGTACTGGTAATGTTTTTCTCTAATTCTTCGTTTCCACCAGCCTGCAGGGTTCTCGAGAGCAACTCAGCTGATGCTGGATCTGTCATATTCGCGATAACGTTAACCGCTGCCGGCAGCTTCTTTGACATCTGCGCGTATACCTTCGGCCAATACTCGCCGTATTGGGCCGACATATTCTGAATCAGCTCTGTTGCCTTTTGACCACCCCCCTCAGACCCCCGGTAGAACTGAGCTGCTAGTTCAGCTGCGTCATTCTCTGGTAAAATCCTTTGCTCCTCTGGCTTCCGTCCAAGGCGCTCTTGTTCAGCCAGCGTCGCTCGGATGTAGTCTTTTGTCTTACCTGGGTCTTTCTTCATGGCCAAATAAGACTCACGGACATTCGGTGCATTTTGCACCGTGAATAGTGACGCGTCTGCGTCAATGGCTCTGTTCCTCTCATCAATTAATTGATTAGTTCTGGCGGCCTGCGCTGCTTGCATTCTAAAGTTTTCAGGGCTAGACAAATCGCCCTCTTGCTTCACTTGCATTTTGACAAGCTCTTCAGGCGTAGCTGTGTTTACGCGGCGCGTGAGGTCGCCCGTTTCAATCGCCAGATTAAGTTGCGCCTGTAAAACTTCGCCTCGCTTGCCGCCTATGGATGACGATACATCTGAATACGATCCGTTAGGCTGCACATATCCAGAACTAACCCCAGCTACGTAATCCTGAAATCCCTCCATGTATTCGGCCCGGGCCTCAGCGGCGCGCTGCCTGGCCTCTGTCTCGCGCCGGGAAATTTCCGCTCTCGCAGAATTCATGAATTGCAGCTTCTGTTCTGGGTTTAACGTCTGATCCCACTTAGATGGTCCGCCAAGTTGTTTTAAGAGCGCCTGTGGCTGAGTAAGAGCCATTGTCCCCAGTGCCGACTCAGAAAGCCCAAAGCGCGTTTCTTTGAGGAGTAGTTCTTTTTTTGCGGGAGAAACGTCTGTTAAGGCGTTAATCGCTTCCTCACTTTGAGCGAGGGCGGTATCGAACATGCCGGGGTTACTGGTAACTAAATTCCGCAAAACATTTACCGTACCCTTAGTATCTGTAACGCGTTTTTCAGAGCGCGCTGTTGCCTCAAATCCGATGGCCGCCGGAACCATATTCGCCCTAAGGGCGGCGTACTTTTCAAGTAATTTGGTTTTCCCAAGCTCGTCTGGCTGCGCCGCAGTTACCCGCTTTTCTTCTTCATCGATGAGCGTTTGGATTGTTTTAACATGACCCTCGCCGCCCGGCTTAGCGTTAAGCTCGGCCTCCATCGCACCCGTACTTATGGTCAACAGAGAATCTGAGAAATCCTTGGCGACACGAACTTCGGCGTCTTCTTTTTTCTTCTGACGAACAGCCTCGTCAACACGATCACGACCCTGTGCATATCGGTCGAGTTGATTGGCTACTTCACCCAAGCCCTCCGCTAAGCCGGACCGTCCGCTCGGGACAATCGGAGATGGAACACTATTTGCTACATTGCTGCGCTGCCACGTTTCAATCTGGCGCGCCATTAGAACACACCCTTAACTTTATTGTAATCCTGCGAGTTCTTCCAGTCGCCATAGCCGCCAAGTGCCTTCGCACCAGCTCCCATTACACCGCTAATCAATGATTGCTTCCCGTCATTCTTGAATTGCTTGGCCTGACCCTTAAGCGAGTTAGATTGCAGTGTGCCCTCATACTCCGCCGTCAAGGCGTCGAGTTCCGCGTCATAATTACTATCGGCCATAATATCATTAAAGGCGTCGCTGCGGATACCCGTGCCGCCCGCAGACGCCGTCTGCCGGCCACGCAATCGGATGGCATCGGTGCGGAGTTGTTCAGCGCGTTCCGCCGCCTGGTCACGGGCGATCTTAGCCGACTGTTTCGCATTAGAGGCGGCAGCATTGGACGCCGATATTTGGGCATATGTTCCTGCGGCTGTTGCCGCCACCTGGATGCCAGTCGATATCAGCTGCGCGGTTGATGAGCTTAAGGCCGCCATTTAATCCCTACCAATCTGGTCGTGATTCATATTATCACGTATTCTTGCATAAAGGTCAAAGTCATGGCCGTCGCAGAACTTGCGCCTGGTCCCCTCGCGCACAAAGCCGAGCATCTTGGCCCAGCGATGGGCGGCGGCAAACCCCGTGAGGACATCCATTTCAAGGCGTTCTTCGGGACGGCTGTCTAGGAATTCATGCACATGACGCGTAATCGACAGCATATGCGGACCCGCGTCCGGGCTGAGTACCGCCCATATGATGGCGCGGCCTTCGTTCTGGATTGCTGCACCAGCGCATATCACAGGTTTGTCGCCGACCATGCCCGTGCACGCGGGGCCAGCCTTAGCGATATTCTCAGCCCATTCGCTGTCATCGTGACCGGCGATGGCCATATGATGCCAGGGTTCGAAATCAACCTTTATCACTTGTGATCACCTGCGGCATAAGGGCTAAGATGGTCATCGGCAATGGGTCAATCTGTTCGATACAAATCCGACCTTCTGTATCCCACCCGCCCATCCACGTTAAGGCGCGCGTGTCTCCGTCTTGGATCGGCGGCGGGTTATCCATCAAGTTGGCTGCAGATCTAAATGGGTATACTTTCATAGTATTAAAGTTTGGCCCATAACGCAAGCCAAGTGTCTGATAGAAGCGGATAACGACCGACTTCAGTGTCTTCTTCTTGCCCTGAGACGTGCCATCTTGAGCGCCCGCTTCGACGCGCAGCGTCTGCAGCCGTGTCGTATATCTAAACCCAATAACCGCATACGATGTGGGGCGATCCATAAGGATGTTGCCGCCGCTCACTACCTTATCTGGATGATTGGCGCCGTCAGCAAGGATCGATACTGTTTGCCCTTCCAAGTGCCAAAGGCCAGTAATCATCGTTACCGTGAGGCGCCAAGCGCCAGACGGTATACCGCTAAGATTTGGGAAAGAAGCCAGGATGGTTGCGTTAACTTGGGTCGGGGACGTATAGCCCGTGATCTGCGCTTTCGCACTTTGATAAGTCTCCGTTATGTTGTCGAAGTAGCGATATATAATCCTACGCCCAACATCTGCCGGTACGAAGATGTTGCCGCTACTGGTGAATTGTACGTTTGTCTGACCCTTAACGGTAGCGCCAACACCAGGAGTTAGGGCGGTAGATACGGCGCCATCATATGCAAGTGCGCTGTCGAGAAACCATGCTCGCTCCTGGTCGTCACCCTTCTCCCATTCAGGGGTAATCCACTCGACGGTGCGGATTGTTTTCCCATCAATAAACCGATTTACAATTACCCACGTCTCATCGCGAGATTGGTCGGGGGCTGGCACGGAGGCGACGCTTTCAACGATGGCGTCCAGTTGGCCAAGTGCGTCAGACACGCCGCCCAAGATCTGGCGCGCCCACCCCTGGGCTTGCTCGTTACGGGAATAGGTAAGGGATAGTAGTTGCCCATCTTCTCGCACGACGAACACGACGCTGTTTGGCTGCGCTTGGAACGACATCTGTTTGCAGCCAGGTCGTGTAATGTGCTCGGCAAGAATGGTCAGATCGCCAGTACGGAACCCGTCATCCTCAAACACATAGGAAAGATTTCTTACTGACCGGCGATTGCGCTGCAGGAACAAAACATCCTGTTCGACGCGCAGGCTTTGAATATCGGCAGACCCTTGATTAGATGTTGGGACTGCTGTCCTGTTTGTAGGGGTGAGTACGTCGCCCAGGGTGTTCGCCCGGATGACGGCTTCGCCGCCAGACGTTCCGACCAGAAGACCCTTTTCGTCGCCGATGAGCCAGCGGATGATGTTGACTGATCCGAAGTTGAGCGGAACTTCGATAGCGTTACTGTCGACGACGACAGAGGCCGTAGAGGTGGGGGAGAAATTCTCATACTGAGACGTGACCGAGCCATCCACGCGCGACGGGTCGGCCGGGCATCCGCCCAACCACAACCGGTCTTGATAAAATGTGGCGGCTGCCGGATATCCACTAGTCTGAGAATATAAACCCAGACGCCAGTTGGTGGAAGCAGTCGCAGCGCCAAAGTTATTTAGGACATCAGCGGTCACAACGTTGGTAGATGTGAAGCCAACTATGCGCGCATATCCCCACGTTGTTGTATGCTGGATGCGGATAAGCCGGCCAAGGTCGGTCGCGGAGAATACGTTCGGCACCATGGTGCCGTTAGCAACATAGGCGTTAACGAAGACTGACCCCTGAAGATCAACCGTGTTCGCCGTGATGCGCGTCACCGTCCAGTTGCCGTTGGCTTCGACCGTGCCGGTTACGCCCGCAATGGTTACCTTGTCGCCCGTTGCCCATCCATGGTTGGCGGATGTTATACGGATAAGGCCAGCGCCGTTGTTGGTGGCATTGGTAATGGTACGAGATGGCCCGGCTGTAATGGTGATGCCCGCGCCGCTCGTGGCGCTTGGCGTCATTGTGGCTTGGCGCACGTTAGCCGGTAAGTAGGGGCCGTCGATAAAGTCGAGGTCACTCAGCACCCATGATGTAGGGCCGAGACGCGTCAGCTTACGCGTCACATACTCTGGGTGGCATACATATAGGGTGTCGAATGATTGGGTAAACTTAAGCTGGAATAGGTCAGCTTCTTGGTATGTTGAGGTCAGCGTGAACACGCGCGCGACTTGACCGCCCGCAGTGTAAGCGGTGTATCCGGTGCCGTTAATCGTGTTGCCGTAGATATCATTTAATTGAAAGGTATTGGCAGTAACGCCAGCCACCCTAAAGCGGCGGTTGTTTAACTGCACCATCCCGCCAACAGAGAATATCTCGACATCATCGCCGTTAGCGTACCCATGACCATTCGACGTAATGACGACTGGATTAGCTTGGGTAGCGTTGGTGATATTCTTAGCAGTCTCCAGCAAGGGGCCATGATCGCGGTAAAATCGGATATATAGGTCACCCAGCTCAACCGTGTAGGCTTGCTCCGTCGAGAACTGAAAGTCCTTTAGCAGGGCCTGCTTGGCAGGGAAGCGCGTCGGAGCAACGTATTCAGTGCCTGACCGCCTCACGTTGCCGCCCTGGATTTCGGCAATAAAGTTTTCGACGGTCTGCGCCGCTGACCCATACCGCTCGATATCAACGCGGCCGTCAACCTTTGGGGCTAATTCACCAGCATTCCACGAGACTTTTATTGGTGAGGCGCGAGTCATTTAGCTACCCCACCATCCAATGTATCCATCTACATTTCTGGTCGTAAGCCAAGAGAAGTTACGATCTGGAATACGCTGCGGCGGGTTCTCTACCGCATTAGTCCGGCGCGCCTCGCTTAATGCCTTGCGCAATTCCATCTCAGCTGTTTGTTTCTTTTGATTGCTGCCGGTTACATCTTCGCAGATAGCCGAGGCCAGTTCTGCCGCGAACGCGCGGACAAAGAGTGCGTCGTATTCAGCTGGATCTGTGGCATCTTTAACGTATCGGATGTTAAGTGGTGCCCCGGCATCAGTAACAATTGTCAGCCCCTCAACGCGATAATCAAGGCCGCATTGAACCTCGACCAGACGGAGAAGGTCAGTTGGCAATTGGTACTGGAAGTTGTAACCCCACGCGGGTGCCGGAACTAGGGCCGGAAGTGCTTGACGCTTCATGGCAAAATTCCAAACATGCTCGCGCAAGGTTCCCTTTCGAACAATCTCATAAACGCCGGAGATGGATATAGCCTGTGGCAGGTCGTCCTCGATACTAAGGATGGGTTGTTGGCCCAAGAGCCTCAGCGCGTAGTTACAAATTTCGACCTGCGTTGACATGGCTATTTATCCAAGCTGAAGTTTACGGGTTCTTTGGCTCTGGGCAGAACGTACTTATCAAGTATTCCTTGCGCTCGGCATCGATGATTGTATATAGCTCAAAGAAGTCTAGGATTCTTTTAAAGCCGACATCATCGATAACATCTGGAAACACTAGGCACTCGAAGACAAGCTGTGAATTCTGGCCAACAAACGCAAACTGACAGAACGTCTGCCATTCGACCGGTGTAAAAACATTGGTGTAAAGGAACTGTTTATTCATGACATTGGTCCATCGATAGAGCCGATCCAAATGCGAGGTTGAGCTGCGGCGGCGATAGCGCCGTTGTAGCCGGTTATCTGCCAATTCATGAACGTATTTGAGACCGGCAAATTGGTTGTCAGGGTCCCGTTAATAGCCACACCACTCACCATATCTCGAATGTGATAATCCACGTTGGTAGTGCTTGGATATAGATTAAGGACCAGCCTGAGCGCCGTTGTTGTGTTGCGCGCGAAAGACGCGCCAAGATCGATGCGAGTGGCCGTGCCGGCGTTATCGTTGTGCATAAGCTGCCAGTTGCCGGTGTTTAAATCAGCGGCGTCGTAACCCATACCGACCATGTTTGTCAGCGCGCTTGGATCGCCCGCCAGGGCAGTGGCCACGTTATAAAGGCCGGAAAAGAATGTATATCCAGTTGTGTTAACGTTGTGATTGAATATCGCTTCGAAGCGAATTCCGACGTTGCGATGGAACGACGCCAAGCTGCCGCGCGCCCCCCCTGAGTTGCCTTTGACCGCAGTCCCGGCAGCTGTAAAACTTGGAGTGCGTGTTGCAAAGTTAGTGCCCGACAACCCCGGGTGAGCAATAGTACCCTGAAAAGTAGCCCCGGTTGTCCCATATGATGTAGCCGCAGCGGCACTACCCGGAACAACTTTCACACTTTTCCAAAGGCCTGCATTCGGCAAAACAACAAAGCTAGAATTGGCCGGTGGCCAATACATGGAGTTGCCGCTTGGAGAAATTACCAGCGGAGTGTTCGTAACAACCGTCCCGTTTATATTGCCAGCGCCGACTGCTGGGGAGGCATTGATTGATACCGAGGCGCCACCCCCCGTGCCCGTCTGAGACCCGGCGTCGAGGGTCACAAACCCAGGCGTCCCGCCTGCAGAGTCGCCAGGTCTTATGTTAATTGAGCCACCATTGCCGCCATTGACACCGGCATTGGTGTAAATATCTATGTCGCCTGACTGCGCAGCAGCACCACTATTAAATGGCGTGCCGCTTCTAATCTCTAAAGAGCATCCACTCTCAAGACCGTTAATCCCGTCGAATCCGGTAATAATAGTATGGCCAGACGGCTCCCCGAGGCGGAGCGTGTTGGATGCAACATCCCAATTAAGCTTGGTGTTGGCTGAGAAGGCGCCGGTAAGATTGTATTGAATGTCACCATCAGAGCCAGCGGGAGTCGTTGGTGACGGTGGCGGGACAAGAGCCTGCACATAATCATTCACATCATCGACGCTGATGCGGAAGTTCGACCCAGCACGCGCGATACGGAT